TAACAAATTATGACAACTAATTATTATTAGTAAATAACACTACACATTGGATTTTGGCTATAGGGTTTATATTAAATAATAATCTTTACATAAAAACAACATAAAACATAACAAATTTTAATGGTTGTGTAATTAATTTACATAAACAATGGATTAAGAAAAACATTAATTAACATTAATAATTAAGGTAAATTGATTAATAACAGATTAAAATTTTAGCATTGAATTAAGAAACATAATAAGAATTACCAAAACAATGTTTAACAGTTTGCAGTGAAACAAATCACAATTAATAATACATATTAGTTATAAATACAATGAATAATAGATCCCACCACCATAATGATGAATGGTAAAATATAATGAATGCGAAAACAATAATGTTTAAATAAAATGCAATTGATGTTAATGAATTGATTAAAAAATTCAAAAAAACATACAATAAATGTCTAAATAGAGCTTGTATACATAAAGGTTAATACAAATATGCTATTGAATTTAAAATGTTACCAATGACAAATTTATATCTATAATTATTAAATTATATGCATCCTTTAAGATCAGGATCAACAATATTAACTAATCAATAATTAGATTTAGAAAATGTTAATTCAATAACAGAACATTTGTAAGAATTATTAAATGATAATTAAAATATAAACAGCATAATGCAAGAGGCAAATTTGTAAGGATTTGAAGATGGTTAAAGATTAACACAATAAGAGTATGAAGAATTATTAAGTGGTGAATCTAATTATGAAGATTTAAATAATTATATTAAATAATAGAGTTAACATTCAGATGATCTGACTTACATAATAAATGAACTAACTGGTAATGAAACTATATCTTAATATATTAATGTGTAAGATACACAAGAATATATTAAAGGTGTTATTAATAATACAAAATTAATATTAAATTGGAAATAATTATTTAAAATATAAATTATAAAACAAGGTGGAAATTAACCAAAATTAAATACAGTAGCAGTGTAAGATGACTAAAAATTAAATTGGAGATAAAATGATGAAAATTACAAATTTGATTATAAAAATAAATTTAATTTAAAATACTTAACAAATGATACAACAAAACCACAATTGGATATAAGTTAAATGCCTGATCCAACATCGATGGTGGAGTTAAATATTTAAATAGTTAATTAATTAATAGTAGATATTGCTAATAATAATTAAGATTATACAATACAGTTAATTGAACCAATAAATGATAAATTGGAATAATAATAAATGATAAACGTTGTAAGGTTTATTGATATTAACACAATTAACTTATGGACAACTGAAGATTTGTCATATAATTTAACTAGATATACTCCAATCAATAATGCCAAAATGACGTCAAGAGAGATGGCAAGTTATTTAAAAATTATATATAAATCAACATTAACAAAGTATCCAGTTTATTCAAGGCCTGTATTAACAAAAAAAACGTTTTAGGAATTTAATGCAATAACTGGTAGATTAGGTTCAAGAATTTAATTTAGAAAAGTTATACCAAATGTTAATTATATGCTAGATTAATTTTCACAAGCTTATTTTAGAAATAATTATTAATAATTAGTTAATGATTACACACGCATAAAATTAACGTTTAGCAAAGATGGTTTATTAAATTGGTTGAATAATCACCCAGCACCAACAGAAAAATTACGTCAGGTAGTAGAATTGTTAAAAATCGAATTAATAACAAAACCAATAAGTGATATTAAAATACATTTGAAATTAGAATCATTGTTAAAAGAATCACCAATAGATTTTTGGGATTAATAATAAGCCAGAACAATAATGTGGTAAAGATATGCTGTATCAGCTATTTTTTCATCGATATTTGTAATAGCAAAATCCAGATTTAAAGAATTATTATAAACTAAAGTAATGTATACAGATGGTTTATAACCTGATGAAATAAGTAATTATTGCAGATCACACAAACAAAGTAAAACATTTATTGAAAATGATTTAGAAAAATAAGATAGGCAAACTGATAAATACTTAATTTAATTAGAAATGTTAATTTATAGTAGTTTGTTAGGAGTGAGCGAATAAGTATTAACATCATGGTAAACGGTGCATGAACAATGGAGATACAAATCAACATATTCTAAAGGAATTTTTAATGAAATGAGATTAACAGGTTAGGTGACAACATCATTAGGTAATGCAATAGTTAACATGTTAACATTAGCTGAATTTGTAAATAAGAATTAAAGTTAAATTAATTATGTTTTGATTTTAGGTGATGATTCTTTAATAGCCACTAATTAATAATTAGATGTAAGTTGTATTGAATAACATATATAAGATAATTTTAATATGTAAACAAAAGTAAAACAAAATGAAAATGTAGCAACTTTTTGTTAAATGTTGGTTTACAACACATTAGATACAGATGAAGTTGGACCTAATTATGTTAGATTACGTAATAGATTTGAGGTGACGAATGGTGTTCACGAATCAACGGATAATAATATATTGATGAGGACAATGTCATATGCTATGTTTTTAGGTGATACAAAAGAAGTTAAAAATTTAATAATTTAATTATAATTACCAATATAACCAACAATGTGGTATTAATAATAATAATGTATGCACATGACAGCAAAATTGTATGGTGAACCATTTGAAATAATATTAGATAATTATAATTAATTAATAAACATGATGACAAATATGGATATAACTACACATGCTTTTTTAACTTGGTAAAGTTAAAAATAAAAATGAGCAATGTTGGGTGTCACAAAAACTAATATAAGTGTTTCTGT